TATTTGCTAAAATTAATTTGCTTGACAATATTTTATCGGCCAATGTACGTTATGGCGATATAGGTGCAATTATTCTCGGTGGAAAACCTTATATAGATTGTTTGCTTGATAAAGGATATACGGAAGAACAGGCAATACGAATTTTTATTGAAAAAACTGTAAATGATCAACAGTCAAGTATTCCTTCAACACTTTCAAATATTCAGAGAAATGCTGCACATCAACCAATTGCAAAGATGTTTTTTGCATACCAAAATACACCTTGGCAATATTTTAGGACTGCATCAAATGCAATCATAAGATTTAAACAGAATCCAAATAAAGAAACCGGGTTAAATATGGCAAAACTTGTAAGCACATATTTATTTGTTTTCCCATTGTTATTTAACTTGGCTTCATCATTATCACCATTAATACTTGCAACAGGTGGCGATGACGATGATTTAAAATCTGATTTTTGGAAATCATTAATAGGTGGAATTACATTTGTTCCGTTAGCAGGAATGTTTATAAATTCAATTGCTGCAGGTTTTAGAGGTGAAAAAGCATCAACCGGAAATTGGTTTGATACTGCTGCATCAAAACTTGGTGGTGTTTCAAGACATATTTCAAAAGGTGAAGTAACTGCATTAGATTTATTCCAAGCAGTTTCATTATTTAGTGAAGCTGCAACAGGTCTTCCAATGACAACAGCAGGTACACAAATTTCAGGAATGTGGGATATGCTAACAGGCAACATTGCCAAAGGTGCTTTAAAAGTTGGTGGATATACCGATTACAGAGCAAGAAAAGTAACAGGACAAGATGAATAGAAGGAGAAAGAAATGATACCGGAAACAGAGCCAGTCAAAAATCATTACGGCAATAATGTTGCCACTCAATTTGACTTTGATTTTTATATCGAAGATGCAACGCAATTATCCGTGGTGCATACAGATTTATCCGATGTTGTAACAACATTAACATATGGGGTTGATTACTCTATACACGAATTTGGCAATAAAAACGGCAGCTATATCGTATTTCCAATACAAGGATCATCATATTCAACACTTGGATGGGATACAAGCACCAATAAAAAAGAAATATTATCAATAGCTTTAAGTTTACCCATATCACAAGAAGCACAATATGAAAACAGCTCAAAATTAAACTTATCAATGTTGGAATATTCTCTTGATTATCTGACACGATTAATTCAGATTATAAACAGGCAAGTTGTGAGGGCTGCAAAAGTTCCGGAAGGTTCTGATATTGATGCTGATGATTTAACTGTAAATATAATTAAAGTCGGAGAAAGTATTGATAATGTTGATACAGTTGCAGGGGATATAACAAATATTGATGCAGTTGCAGCAAATAAAACTAACATTGATAATGTTGCAGGCTCTATTGATAATGTTGATGCAGTCGGTCAATCTATCGGGAATGTTAATTTAGTTTCATCAGATTTAACAAACATAAATACCGTTGCAGGAAGTATAACAAATGTAGGCAAGGTTGCAGACGATATAACAAGTGTTAATCAGGTCGGAACAAATATCAATAATGTTGTTAATGTCGGAGCTGATATTACAAATGTTGATACTGTTGCAAATAACCTTACAAACATTGATACAGTTGCAGAAAATATTATCAATGTTAATAATGTCGGTGTTTCAATTACAAAGGTTAATGCAGTTGCAGATGACCTTGATAATATTGATGATGTTATTGATAATCTTGATGCAATTAATGCAGCTCCTCAATATGCAGAAGATGCACAAGATAGTGCAAATGCAGCTATTGCAGCAGCGGAAAGTGTTAAGTGTGGCGGTCAAATTTGGGTTGCAATAGATGAAGATGATTGGGATTTAAACAGTACGACAGGAAAATATGAATATGAAGTTGATGCAACAAAAACTCCTGCAATAGTCGGAGTGTATAAGGGAGATTGGTATGATAAAAAGTTTGTTGAAGTCGATATTGTATCTGTTGACGGACACACATATCTTGTTTCTCCTGATGCTTTTGATGGTCTGATTTTAGGAAGTTTAACACTTTTAAATGATGATGTTGAAGATACCGTTGCAACTGAACAGGCTGCTATTGCTCTTGCTGCTGCGGAAGATGCAACGGATGCAAAAAATGCAATATTGAATGATGCAGGATATATTGCCGTTGTTGCAGGTTTAACAAACATAAATGCAGTTGCAGCAGACTTAACTAATATTGATGCGGTAAATACAAATAAAACAAATATTGATAATGTCGCTTCTGATTTAACCAATATCAATGCGGTAGCTGCGGATTTAACCAATATTGATAATGTAGCATCTGACCTTACTAACATTGATGCGGTCAATGCGAACAAAACAAATATTGACACCGTTGCAGGGGGAATAACAAACATAGGTACAGTTGCAGGGGATATTGCAAATGTTAATTCCGTTGCCGGAGATTTAACCTCTATTGCTGCAGTAAAAAACAATTCAACAAATATAAACTCGGTTGCCGGAGATTTAACAAACATAAATGCAGTTGCAAATGATTTAACCAATATTGATGCCGTTGCTGCTGACCTTGCAAACATTGATGCTATTGCAGGAAACTTCACAAAACACTATGAATTTTCAAATACCGCTTTAACTCCTGTCAATGGCAAATGTACATGGAATATCACGCATATAATTAATTCTACACAAGTTATGTGTACTTTAATTGAAGCTGCAACAGGCAAGGAAGTTCAAAGGGATTTTAAGATTAATTCATCAACTTCTGTAACGGTTGAATTTTTAGCGGATGCAGCAGTTGCAGCGAATACATATAAAGCTATTTTAATTGGCGGTTAATTATATTTAAAAAAGGAGAATAAAATATGAACGCATCTAAAATTACAAGTGCAATTTCATCTTTGGAACAAGCAAGTGTTATCAATGACATTGTTGATGATATTGATGATTTATACAAAAATGGAATGGTACCCCCTCAACCTGTATCAAATGCAAAGGTTTATGCGGATGGTGGTACATTCAAATTAATTTGGTCTGACCCTGATGATATATCAATTACAAACTATGATTTTTATGAATGGGATAAAACTGTAATTGTAGCAAAAGAAGGTGCATATCCAACTTCACCTACTGATGGAACAGTTGTTGCAACAGAAACAACAAAAAATACTTATTCATCAACTTATTTAACTTGGACACCTTCTCCATACAAAGATTATTACTTTGCTGCATTTCCTTATTCTGCAAAAGGTTATTATAGTGTTGATGAAGAAAATCAGTTTACGGCACTTGCCCCTGCTGCGATTTCAAGTGGTTTAACTCATAAAACTTCAACAGGTTATCAATTAAAATGGAATGACCCTGCAAGCGGAGATTTGCTTTCTTGGGCAGCTACATACATTATAAGAAAAGAAGGAAGCTATCCAACTAGCATAACAGATGGTACGCAAATTCTTAAATCAACAACAAGAAACGCATATTCATCTACTCCCTATGCTGATACTGTTCCGGATGCAACAAAGAATTATTACTATCGTGCGTACACTTATTCAACAAATAATTTATATAATGACAGTAACGATAACAAATTTTCAGAAGTAACACCTGATGCTGCAACGGATTGTTTTGTTGATAATACATCACATGCTAATCCTGAATTAATTTGGTCTGACCCTACTGATAAAACTTTCTGTACTTGGGAAAAAACTGTAATTGTTAGAAAAACGGGTTCTGCTCCAACAACACCAACTGACGGTGATGTTATCTATACTGAAACAATTAAAAACAATCACTCTGATAATACCAATCCTTATGTTGATACAACGGCTCAATCGGGAGTAACATATTATTACAAGGCTTTCCCATGTTCAACAAACGGAGTATATAATACATCTTCTGATACATTCGTTTATAAAAGCATATATTCTCAAATTTATGAATTTATAATCAATACGGCTGAAAGTGAGCCAACGGCAGCAGTAACTTATGCAGGGGCAAATGCAAGCTATACTCCTGCTTCAATGAACTTTTCAACAGGTGCAATTAATTATGGTTCTTGGGGTGATGCTTTCTTTCAACCTCGCCCTGTTATGGTGAAATCTGATGGAACAGTTGATTATGAATTATCAAAGAGCGATTTTACAAAAAAAGCTGATGGAGTAACTGCATCAGATGTTGCAAATACTTCATACAATGGTAACTGTATGATTGCTTTTCCTCAAGTTTGGATGAAGTTTGTTCAAGATGATAGCACACATCAGCACGTTTATATTGCAGATAGTCAAATTGACAATACTTATCATTGTTACACTCACCAAAATAAAAACGGAACAATGCTTGATGAAATATTTATCATGGCTTATGAGCCTTCAAATGTATCTTCAAAACTTCGTTCTCTTGCAGGACAAACAATTTTAGGCAGTTTATCGGGTGAAGATATGAGAACTTATGCTCAAGCTAATGGCTCATCATGGGATTTTATGGACTATGGTGAAATACAAATGCTACAATGGCTGCTTGTTCTGATGTTTAAATCTCTTGATAGTCAAACAAAAATAGGAGCAGGTGTTGTAAAAGGAACTTCATCAACCTACACAACAACAGGTTCAACAAAAGATAAAGGAATGTTTTATGCAATTTGTAATGATGGTTCTTCATCTTCTGCAACAACACCTATTAAAGTATTTGGTATTGAAAACCTTTGGGGCAATAAATACAAGTGGATAAATGGTCTTGTTGTACCTCAATCAGCAAGTGGCGGTACAGTTAAATATAAGCTATGTGATTATACAACAGATGGTTCAACCGCAACTGCTTATACAACATCAGGAACAGGTTATAAAACACTTGAAACATTTACAACAGGTGTAGGATTTTTCCCCAATAAAATGACTTTAAATTCTGACGGATTATTCCCATCAGCAACTAATCAAAGTGGTTCAAATTCAACTTATTATTGCGATAAGACATATTATTACAGTAGTGGCTCATACGATTATGTCGCCCGCTTCGGTGGTGATTACGACAATGGGCTTAATGCAGGTTTGTTCTGTGTTGGTGTGCGCTATCAGCTCTCCCACTCCAACGCTTACTACGGTGCTTCCCTTTCTTGTAAACCTCTTTAGGGGGGTTTGGGGGTTCTCCCCCATTTACAAGAACTATCAGCATGTGCTAAAATTTTTCAGTACCGCACGAAGTGCGGTCGCCGATTTTTGAAAATTGAATATCTTTAAGGGAGAATGGCAGCGGTTCGCCCAATTCGGTGGTAATTACAACAATGAGCTTAATGCAGGTTTGTTCTATGTTAATGTGAACAATCAGCTCTCCAACTCCAACGATAACTACGGTGCTTCCAATTCTTTAATGTTTAGGCTATAAATCAACTTTAATTATAAGTTTCTTAATGCTTCCATTCTTCCATAGCACTTGCTAAAAATTAGCCGAAAAAGAGGAGTGGTCTAGTAAGTCATTTGATTTGAAAAACCGCTAGGCATTAAAGAAAGTTTATGAAACGTGCAAAAAATCTTTTTGAACAATTAATATCAGATTATAACTTGGATAGAGCAATAATCAATTCTGCAAAAAGCAAGAAGGATAGAGAGGATGTTCAGAAGGTTGTAGAGAATAAAGTTAAGTATATTAAAAAAGTAAGGAGTGCATTATGCAAAAATATGTTTACCCCCCCCCATAGACAGACAATTAAAATTCAAGATGGTTCATCACACAAAGAAAGATTTATAATTGTTCCTCGATATATTTATGAGCAGATAGTTCATCATGCGGTGGTACAAGTTCTTCAACCGCTTATTATGAGAGGAATGTATATTTATTCTTGCGGTTCTGTTCCTAACAGGGGAATACACTTTGGCAAGAGATACATTGAAAAATACATTAGAGAGCATAAAGACAAGGCTGATATTAAATATTGCTTGAAGTTAGATATTAAACATTTTTATCAAAACATTGATACAGATTTACTGATGAGCAAATTTGAGAGAATTATTAAAGATAAAAATATGCTCTCAATTATTGAAACAATTTTAAAATCAAATATAGCTGAATATGAAGGTGAATTGATGAATATGGGTTTACCTATCGGCTATTATACAAGTCAATGGTTTGCAAATTTCTTCTTGCAGGATTTTGACCATTTTGTAAAAGAGAAATTACACGTTAAATGCTATGTAAGATATGTTGATGATATTGTTATCTTCGGAAGCAACAAAAAAGAATTACACAATGTTCTGTATGCTATAAAAGAATTTTTGCAAAAAGAACATCTTGAAGTTAAAGAAAATTGGCAGATTTTTAAATTTCATTATGTCAATAAAAAAGGTAAAGAAATCGGTCGTGCATTAGACTTTATGGGTTTTAAGTTCTATCGGGATAGAACAGTAATCAGAAAAAGCATTATGCTTAAAGCAACAAGGAAAGCAAAGAAAATTGCCAAAAAGAAAAAAGTAACTTGGTATGATGCAGCTCAATTAATAAGTTATCTCGGTTGGTTTTCTCATTCGGATTGTCATAATGTGTACCAAAAATATATCAGGTCTTTAGTTAATATCAAGACTTGTAAAAAAATTATTAGTGCAAATTCAAAGAAAAGGAGTAAAACATGAAGTACGAATTTAAAAAAGTAAACAGTACAATTTGCCCCCCTGTTATAGACAAAACAAGCTCTGCAACAGGGGTTTACTATCGCAAAAATATTGTTGAAAAAACTGATGAGGATGGCAATATTTCTTATGATTATGATGAAATTTTGCTGCCAAAAGACGGAGAATTTGAAGTATATTTTGACATTGAGGATTTAGAAATTTATGCCGGCAAGCTGCAAGAATTTATTGATACATTCAAT